TAGCTACGAATCAATCTGTTGCTACACCTAGCACCGAGGTATTCCCATTCGCATTCCAGTTAGAGAGAAATACTCTTTCTTCTCCTAAAATGTATTATGAATTCATTTTAACCGTATCTACAACAGCTCAAAACCCAGATGTAGTTGCTTCTATTAACTGGGAAGAACTTACATAAGATTTAAAATGACTAAATAATAGGCTGAATAATAATTTTATAGATGGGTCCAATGAAGAATTACAAACAACTAATAAAAGAACTTCCATCCAAGAAAGTCGTATTTGCTTTTGGGCGATTTAATCCCCCAACGACTGGACACGAGTTACTAATCAAAGTCGTTAAAAAGCTGGCAGTTACTCATAACGCTGACCACGCAATATACGCATCAAAGACCCAAGACTCTAAAAAGAATCCACTATCAGTGGATAAAAAGGTTCACTATTTGAACCTTATGTTTCCGAATACTCGCTTTGTAGCTGCCAACAATGAAATAAGAACATTCATTGAAGCTATTAAGCAACTAAACAAAAAATATAAAAATTTAATCATGGTCGCTGGTAGCGATCGTGTTCCAGAATATCAAGAACTCCTTACCAAATATAATGGTAAGGAGTTTCACTTTGATACCATTCAAGTAGTTTCTGCTGGTGAGCGTGACCCAGATGCCGATGATGCTGCTGGTATGTCTGCTACAAAAATGCGTGCCCTAGCAGTTAAGGGTGACTATAAACATTTCAAAACTGGACTGCCATCTTCTATTCGTGACATCGATGGTCGTCGCCTGATGAACGACATTCGTCAGGGAATGGGTTTGGAGGTTGTCAAAGAACAAATTAAATTCACTGTTGATGAAGTTCGCGATAAATATCACAAAGGTGAAATCTATCATGTTGGTGAATTTGTAGAAGTTAATGAACAACGATACGAAATTCTAGATCGTGGTTCAAATTATTTGGTTCTAGTTGATTCCACTGGAAATACTTCACGTAAGTGGATTCAAGATGTAACTTTATCTGATAACCAAGTTAAAGAAGATATTTCTATTGGATATGCTCCAACTGAAATTACATTTAAAGGTTATACAACAAAGAATTTTAATAAGACTGCCGATGCTGCTAAAGCATTTCAGGATACTATCTCTCGTGCTTCTGAGAAAGATCCAGTAGCAGTTCTTAACGCATTAAAAGCCACAGATACATATATGGGTATTAACGATCGACATATAGCTGGCGAAGAATTAACTGATGCTGAGATTTCTGAATGGAAGTCAGCTAGAGAAAAAGCTAAAGAATCTTTACAAAGAGTTGGTGAGTTTGAACACCACAGAGATTACTGGCATAATCATGAGAATGAGTTAGAAGGATTATTAACAAATTACAAAACAAGCGGACAAGGCGATATGAACGAAGAACTTACCGATAAGACACTAAGACCAACAGATAAGATTAAGGTAGCACGTATCATCGCTACTATGCTTGGTGTTGATAAAGTTGAAGGGACATCAAATCCAGAGATGTTAGTTAATAATGCTTTACGTAAAATCAAAACTAAAGCACTTAATCCAGAAGGATATAAGATTCTTGATAAGATGTTGATATTGGCCACTGAAGTTGGTATCAATTATGATGTTACTCTTAAACCATCAAAGTTAAAAGAAGCATCTGTTACTAAAGTAGACACTACTAAAGACAACAATATCTCTGGCTCGATTATGTCTGATGATGATATGGAGAAACTTGAATTGATGACTAAGAAACATGGTCACACCATGGCTCCTAACCAATCTGATACTGTTCGTAAAATGAAAATCAAACAACATCTTGGAGAAGGTAAAACTGCTCTTGAGAAGTGGAGAGCTGCAGCTGCTGAACGTCAAAAGAAACATGATGCTATCGAAGCTGAGCATGAGAAAAAGAAAGCTAACTTCGAAGTTGAATTTAAGAAGTGGCAAAAAGAAGTTCATGGCGATAATTTAAAAGAATCTCATGTAGAATTCAGAATTGATCATCGCGATAAACCAACTGGTGATACTAAATCAACATTTGCTGACCATGAAGCAAAAGTGTCTGATATGACGGATAAAGCTACATACGTTAAAGTTCCTTCTCATAAGGCAGACTCTTTTAAGTCAGCAATGAAATCTAAACATGGAACACGTGTTGAGTTAGCTGAATCTCGTAATCAGGCAGACAAGTATTACGACGAAGCAGAAAAGCATAAAGAAGAAGCAAACAAACACAAAGTTGGTACTGAACAACATCACTACCATATGTCTAATCACTATGACGCAATGCATCGTTATCATAGCGACCTTGGTCAACACGGTGCAGCTGATAAAGCTGCAGACAAAGCAGAAGAACACCATGAAAAATCTCTACAGGCTAGTGGTAAAGGTTTAGCTGAAGCACATAAGCTAGGTGATAAAGTTAAAATCACTAAGGGTTCTGAGTCTGGTAAAACTGGCACTATCGGAGAAATTCGTCATGGTGCATTTAAAGGTGCAGAAAAGACATATACGATTGACCATGAAGGTGGTTCAATTCAGTTGAAGAAAACTCACTTCTCTTCAGTTAAAGAAGAAGTTGAACAACCAGTTGAAATGGATCAAACAGAAAAAAATCTAGAAGACCAATTAGCAGCTGAATTAGATTTAACTGATGAGCAAATTGATCATATCGTTGATTCTGCTCAAGAAGATGACTTCATCGAAGAATACGAAGATGATGAGTTGGCAGTTATCGATGACGAAACTGGCGAAGAAATCCCAGAAGAAGAATGTGGTTGTATGCATGAAGAGAAACTAATGGAAGTTCTTTCTCGCTCAGAACGTATTCGTGCTAAAGTTCGTTTTGCTAAAACAAAATCTAAGCGTGAACGTAGAGCTTCTATCGCAGCAAGATCTCATGCATCGAATGCGACAATTAACAAACGTGCTCGTCGCTTAGCTGTTAAATTGATGAAGAAGCGTTTATTGCGTGGACGTAACATCAATCAACTTTCCGTTGGTGAAAAGGAAAGAATTGAACGTGTTCTTCAAAAGCGTAAGAAGGTTATCGGACGTGTTGCTATGAAGTTAGCACCAAGAGTTCGTGCCATTGAGAAAGCTCGTTTATCTCATACTAAGTTCACAAAGGGAACACCGAATGTTAACTTTTAAAGAATACTTAAGCGAAGCTGCTGTTGACGCTAAAGGACATAAAAGTTCTACTGGTGGATTGACACAAAAGGGTCGCGATTACTATAATAACAAATATGGTAGCAACCTTAAAGCACCAGTAACTACTAAACCATCTAAATTAAAACCAGGAAGCAAAGCAGCCAATCGTCGCAAATCATTCTGCGCACGTATGAGTGGAGTTGATGGTCCAATGAAAGACGAAAAAGGACGCCCAACTCGTAAGGCTCTTGCTCTTAGAAAGTGGAACTGTTAATATGGAAGAATTAAAATTATCTCTTAAAATTGCTTTGGCTAATACATTTGTTATGTATTACAAAGCACATTCTTATCATTGGAATGTAGAAGGAATTAACTTCTCTCAATACCATGACTTCTTTAGCGATATCTATGAAGATGTTTATGGAGCAGTAGATCCTTTGGCAGAAGAACTAAGATCATTAAATGACTTCGCTCCGCACAGTTTGATGGATCTTTATACATACAAAACAGTTCAAGAAGATGAGACAATTCCTTCTTCAGTTGTTAATATGTTATCTTCTTTACAGACAGCAAATCAAGAAGTTATTGATAGCCTAAATAATTTATTCAAGAAAGCTAGTGAGCAGAATGAGCAAGGGTTAGCTGACTTAGCAGCTGCTAGATTAGATACTCATAAGAAACATGCTTGGATGATTCGCTCAAGTTTAAAGTAATAGGAAAATGACATGGCAAAGAAATTTAAAGATTTAGCATCAGCTTGTTGGAAAGGTTATAAAGCTGTTGGTCTTAAAGACAAGAACGGCAAGAAAGTTCCTAACTGTGTTCCTGAAGAAACTCAAATTCAAGAAGCAGATGAGGTTCAATCATCAGACTATAAACTATCTGCTTCTGGTAGAAAAGTTAGAGCTAAACATATCATCTTTCACAACCAAGATGATGATAAAAAAGAAGATAACAAGGAAGATATGAAAGAAGAAACTTTAGTAGAAGCAACTGTTGAGACGAAAAAATATTCATGGGGAACTATGAAGACTGTTCATCATGGTGCTGACTTCTCTATTCCTCTACATCCAGAACACCACCAAGCGATTGCCAAGTTGAAAGATCAACAAGAACACCATTTCAAAGATGAAACTGGTCGTCATTGGACTGCTCGCCGTAAGGGTGACGAAGTTCACTTCCAGGGTGCTAATGGTGGTAACTCTACAAAAGTTAAACATGACACAATGAAAGAAAGTTATGACGACAATCGTCGTGGTTTTGGTAAACGTCCACGTGAAGACGACGAGTATCATGTTCCAGATCCAGAAGTTAAAAAGAATAAACTCAAAAAAGAAGAAAAGATGACTGACGATGAGATGGCTGAACGTGAGCGTATCGTTAAAGGTATGAAGAAAAACCTTCAATCTTTCAAAGACAAATACGGCGAGCGTGCTAAGTCAGTTATGTATGCTACTGCTACTAAGTTAGCTAAGGAAGAAGTTGAATCTGTCGATGAAGCAGTTATTTATCATGGGGGTGATCCGTTTGAGCAACCTTCAGCAGCTACAATAGCTAGACGTGAGCGTGCTGCCGAAAAAAGAAAACAAAAAGAAGCTGAACAAAAACGACAAAAAGAACAACTTAATAAAGAAGAAGTAGAACAGATTGATGAAGCTAACCATCGTGAGTTTGCTTCACAAGGTAAGATGCATCCAGATATGGCTAAGCATATGACTGTTGGTTCTCATATGGATTACTATGAACCAAAGACTGGTGATAAAGTTCATGGTAAAGTAATTAAGAACGATGGTAAAGAAGTTCATGTTAAACAATCCCATGATTCATATGACTCAAAGAAAGTTGGATCTATGCACAAATTTAAAGTTTCTTCAAAATTAGATGAAGCTAAAAATGATGTTCCATTTGATGGTCCATATACTAAGAAGCCATCAGACGTAAAAGATAAGTCTGGTGCTACTCATACACCAATGAGTCGTGTTCGTGACCTAGCTCGTCAGGCTATGAAGAAACAAATGAAAGAAGAGTTCGGAATTGATATTGACGATCAAACTGCGGATGGTTTAGTTGAAGCAGCTCAGAAAGTTGACATTCCTGCTTATCTACGTAAAGCTAAAGGTGAAGCACCATTAACTCTTAAAGATCTGAAGCGTAAAGACACTATCTCTGATAGAGAAAACCTAGCTAAACTACGCAATGAAGAACATAACGAATTAGAAAAAGGTAACTTGGAGACGACAGTGAAATCATACAAAGAATTTATGACAGGTCTAGACGAAGCTCTATGGCCAGGAACACCAGAGCACAATGCTAAATTTGGTGGACCGAAGCGTGATAAGGGTTCTACAACATCAACGACTCATGGAACTGCAATCGGTACTGGTACTGGCGTGCGCCATGTTCGTGATTATGATAGAAAAGAAAAGGAATCTGCTGAAACACCTGAGCACGAAAAGAAAGAAAAACGTGGTCGTGGTCGCCCAGCTGGATCATCAAGTGGTGCTCGTTTAAAGAATGCACCTAAATCTAGTGATAGTGGCTCTGCTGACTACACTGGTTACAAATTACACTTGCCAAATACAAACAAGTAATTAAGGAGAAAATAAAATGGCACTATGGACAATGACAGACGAAGAAGCTGGTAAACCAAAATACTTATCAGATACACTTCGCAACGATCAATCAGTTTCTGATTTAGATTCAACATATGGCGTTGATGCGTCTGAAGCTAAGGTAGCTGCGAACAAAGCTAAAGGTATTCAACATGCAGGTTGGGTTAAGACTATGTCTTATACTGACGCACAAGGTAACACACGTTACAGAACTGAAACATTAGTAGCTGCTGGTTCTATGGGTGGTGACGCAGCTGACGATTCAGTTGTTGCTGACTTGGCTATTACTATCGGAACTCATCCTTCTAATCAATCAGTAACTGCACCTGCTCCAGCTACATTCACTGTTGCTGCGACAATTAATGGTGCTGTTGAGTTGACATACCAATGGCAGATTCAACAAGAAGGTGCTGGTGCTTGGGCGGACATCTCTGGCGCAACTTCAAATTCATACACTACTGGCGCAACTGCCACTGGTGATGGTGCTGGCGCAACTGATGGCGACAAGTATCGTGTAGTAGTAAGCGGAAATGGTTTAACTGCTACTTCAAACGCTGCGACTCTAACAGTAGCCTAATAAATAAAGTGACGAGGGGAGATTCCTCCCCTCACCTTTACAATGGAATATTATGTTAGAGAGTATGTTTGATGCGCGAATTAAATGAAGATAATTTTTTAGTATTCGCCATGCATCATTATGACAATCCTCAATGTCATAGTTTAGCTGAGTTCGAAGACGACTTAAAAAAGTTTATATACTTAAAGAAGTTAATCTATCGATATAAGAATACTGGAGAATTAAGAGAGAGATTAATCATCAATCACATTATTGTTTTATATAACGTGTTCGGTGAATCTACAACTAAGATGTTATTCTATAAATTAGAAGAATCGTTGTGGGAACAATTAGTCACTTTCTTAGTTTTTCTCAATAGAATGCCAGAAGAAATTCCTGAGTATGGAATTAAACTGTCAAACGTAAAATTAGACGAAAACATAATTGCTGTTTTAAGGAAGATATGAGCAGATTAGTAGACAACTTAGTAGCATATAGAATTCTATCTATGTTGGTTACTCCATTCGTTGATACCAAAGCGTATAAGTTAGGTATCATCGATGAAAAAGGTAAAAACCTTAAGAAGTCAAGCACATTAAAAACTACTGAAGAGAAAGACGCTTATACTTATCTTCATCGTTTGGTTTTTAATATGAAAAAAATTATTGGTAAATTGCCAGGTGGTGATTCCAAATTAAAAAATATTATTGCTGCTTTATTTTTAGTTAAAGAAAAATACCTAAGAATTCTTGATAAAGTTAATTCTGGTGTTATTATGGTCGAAGAAGAAATACTTGTTAAAAAGTTTCTTGAGAATCCTATATCTGAAGAGGGAGTCGCCAATGTTACTGGTGCTGGTGTTGCCACTGACACTCCTGCTCCACTTAAGAAAAATGTAGCAAAATATAAACAAATGGCTAGACGTAAAACCCCTGTTGGAGTTTAATATGTTAATTTGGATTTATGAGTTGATACCATTTTGGTTAATTCATTTGGTGGTTTTATCTGGTTTGGTTGGAATTTTAGTTTCATATTTTATTTCAATTATTCCATTTATCTCGAAATATAAATTACCAATTCGTTTCATTTCTATTGCTGTTTTATTGCTTGGTATATTCTCTGAAGGTGGTATTATGTACCGTGCCGAAATGGATAAAGTCAGAGCAGAGATTGCCAGAATTGAAAAAGAATCTAAACAAGTAACAGAAAAAGTTGTAACAAAGTATATAGAAAAGACAAAGGTTATTAAGGAGACAGGTGATGTTATTGTTAAAAATGTTCCAGTTTATGTCACTAAAGAAAGTGACAATGCTTGCATTATCCCTAATGGTTTTGTCAGCTTGCACGACAGTGCCGCAAAAAACAAAATTCCCAACTCCACCAGCGGAATTAATGATCAAGCCAGTGGAATTAAACTCTCTGAAGTCACAACAACAGTAGTTGGAAATTATAATCAATATAATTCAATTAAACAACAATTAGAATCTTTACAAGAATGGATTCGATTGCAAGAAAAACTGTATAACGATTAATGCCATGGAACTAGAAAGAATCGCCAAATTGGAAGCTCAGGTAGAAGGTATCAAAGAAGATGTCGCCAGTGTAAAAAGTGACATCAAAGAACTTCATTCCCGTATAACTACTGGGAATCGTGAGATCATGGATAAACTAGATGAGAAAATTGATGAATTGGCAAAAGCTGATAAAGACCAGCATCAAGCACTTAAGTCTGCAATGGAAAACGTTAAAGACCGTGTAGATGTTTTAGAAAAATGGCGTTGGATGATTGTTGGTGGTGCGATTGTTCTTGGATATTTAATTGGCCATTTGGAAGTGTTCGCAAAATTGGTAAAATAAAATTTGCTTTTTATTATGATGTAGAGTAAAATTATTATTCTACTGGAGTTATTATGTTATACATTGATTTGAAATATGCAAATATCTTGGGTGCTCGCCTAAGAAATTTTAAACAAAAACGAGATTATCTTTGGAACTACTCTTGCCCTGTTTGTGGTGATAGTAGTTCCAACAAACTTAAGGCACGTGGTTACATCTATCGTGCGAAATCCGATCTATTTGTTAAATGTCATAATTGTAATTATGGCACAAATCTTGGTAACTTCATCAAGTATGTAGATACACATTTATATGATGAATATGTCTTAGAAAGATATAAATCTGGTGCATCTAAACATAACGCAAATAAGGACGTCGCTCCTTTAATTCCCAAAGTAGAAAAAGAAGAACTCTTAGAGGATGATATCCTCGAAGGATTATCTAGAATTGATAATCTACCATTAACTCACCCTGCCGTTGCATATCTGGCTAAAAGAAAAATACCAAAAGATAAATGGAATCTTTTATATTTTGCTCCTAAGTTTAAAGCATATACTAATAGTGTTACACCGAAATTCGCAGAACCGATTATCGATGAACACCCTCGTATGATTATTCCTTATTTTAAACCTAGTGGTAAATGTTTCGCATTTCAAGGTAGAGCATATGGTGCAGAGGAACCTAAGTATTATACCATCAAGGTAGATGAAACTGAGGAGAAAATTTATGGTTTGGATAGAGTTGACTATTCTAAGAGAATATATGTCGTTGAAGGACCAATTGATTCGTTATTTCTTCCAAACGCAATTGCTGTTTCAGGAGCAAGTTTTGATACCCCTACTATTCGTCAGCTACTATCTAATGCAACGATCGTGATGGACAACGAACCTCGCAATAAAGATATCGTCAGGCAGTTAGCTAAGTATATTGAGATGGGTTATGATGTTTGTATGTTTCCAGATTATATTGAAGAAAAAGATATTAACGATATGATTTTATCTGGTAAAACTAAAGAAGAAATCGTTGAGATAATAAATACAAACACCCACCACGGGATTGAAGCGAAATTAAGATTTTCCACCTGGAAAAAATGTTAAATTATAGGAGTTGTCAGTGAAAGTAAAGTTAATTAGTTATAGTAAACCATCTCGTGAAATGTATGATGAGGGTTTGCTTGATACGCAGGAGTTGATTGGCTTCTGTGCTAGAGTAAGTAATCCAAACAATCAATTCAACACAGAAACATCAGAAAAGTTAATTCGATATTTAATTAAACATAAACACTGGTCGCCACTAGAAATGGTTTCTGCGTGTTTAGAAATTGAAACAACTCGTGATATTGCAAGACAGATCTTGCGTCACCGCTCTTTCTCGTTCCAAGAATTCAGTCAGCGATATGCTGACCCAACAAAAGATTTAGATTTCGTTCTAAGGGAAGCACGTCTTCAAGACACTAAGAATCGTCAGAACTCTGTTGAAACTGACGACAGAGAATTACTAAATCTTTGGAATGAGAAACAAAGGGAAGTGATTAAAGCAGCAAGAGAAGCATATACTTGGGCAGTTTCTAATGGTATCGCAAAAGAACAAGCACGTGCTGTTCTACCAGAAGGGAATACTGTTAGTAGATTATACATGAATGGTACTCTACGTAGTTGGGTTCATTATTTGGAATTAAGAAGTTCTAATGGTACACAAAAAGAACACATGGATATAGCACGTGAGTGCGCAAGGGTCATTGCCGAAGTATTCCCTATGGCAAATGAGTTTGTAACAGAATAATAATAACAGAGGTAAATATGGAAGTTGTGCATGGCATTAAGGTTGACTACACTCGTGATTCGCTATTTGATGAACTAGGGAAAATACGATTAAAAGAAAGTTACATGAAAGATGAAGAAATTTCACCACAAGAAAGATTCGCATACGTTAGCAGCAAATTTGGTAGCAATCCAGAACATGCACAAAGATTATATGATTATTCCAGTAAACACTGGCTTAGCTACTCAACTCCTATCCTCAGTTTCGGAAGAAGTAAACGAGGATTACCTATCTCTTGTTTCCTCAACTATATTGAAGACACAGCAGAAGGATTAGTAGATAATCTTTCTGAAACAAACTGGCTATCAATGCTTGGGGGTGGTGTAGGTATTGGTTTCGGTATTCGTTCTGCCGATGATAAATCTACTGGTGTTATGCCACACTTAAAGATGTATGATGCATCTTCATTGGCTTATCGTCAAGGTAGAACTCGTCGTGGAAGTTATGCTGCGTATCTTGATATCAGTCATCCTGATATTATTCAATTTTTAGATATGCGTAAACCAACTGGTGACCAGAATATGCGTTGCCTAAATTTACACCATGGTATTAATATTCCTGATGCGTTTATGGAAATTATCGAAAAGTGTATGCTTGATCATGATGCTGACGATTCTTGGAATTTAATTGACCCAGCTTCTAATGAAATTCGTGAAACAGTTTCAGCTAGAGAATTGTGGCAAAAGATTTTAGAAATGAGAATGCAGACTGGAGAACCATATCTACACTTCATTGATGAATCAAATCGTAAATTACCTCAGTGGTTAAAGGATAAAGGTCTTAAAGTTAATCAATCAAATCTTTGTTCAGAAATCATTTTACCAACAAACGAACAACGAACAGCTGTATGTTGTTTATCATCTTTAAATTTAGAATACTATGACGAGTGGAAACAAGATCCTTTATTTCTTTCTGATATTGCAGAAATGCTTGATAATGTTCTTCAGTATTTTATTGATAATGCTCCTGCCTCCATTGAGCGTGCAAGGTATTCTGCCTTACGTGAGCGCAGCATTGGTATCGGTGCTTTGGGCTGGCATGCTTTTCTTCAGCGAAACAATCTTCCCTGGGAATCGTCAATCGCAGTTGGACGAAACAAACAAATCTTCAAATACATTAGAGAACAATTAGATGCAGCGAATAAAAAACTTGGTTCCGAGAGAGGCGAGGCTCCTGATGTACAAAGTGAAATTCTTTTCGAAGATGATTCTGGCAATTCCATTAGCGTTAAGTCTTCTGATTTTGTTACTGTTGTCCGAGGTGGTGAAGAAATGTCTATTCGTGCTTGTGCCGTCCTTGAAGGAGATGATCTGAAAATGTAAAATCGCTAAATAAGCATTAGGAGCATATAATTAAATGGAGCACCCAATGCTATACAGTAAGATTTACGATTCGATCATCGAACGAGCCAAGAACCGAGTTTTAACAGATTATTCAGAAAAACATCATATCTTACCTAAGTGCTTGGGTGGAACTGATACCCATGATAATCTAGTTAAACTTACCTTCAGAGAACACTTTATTTGTCACCAGTTATTATGTAAAATATACCCAGAGAATCAAAAATTAATCTTTGCATTTTCTTCTATGGTTCGAGTTTCTAGAAAAAACGCTAAACGATTTGATGTTCTAACTTCTAGACATTTCGAGATTGTTAAGAAAACTCTAGCACCTCATATGGGTAAATGGAATATTGGAAGAACTGCTTGGAACAAAGGTATCACTGGTGACGAATTAAAAGCGAATTATAAGAATGGTGGATTGACTCCACCAAAAATGAACGGATGGAAGTGGATTACTGATGGTGTAGTTAATAAAAAGATTCCACCAAATGTTGAAATTCCAGAAGGATGGATTAGAGGTCGTTCTGGTTTTAGTGAAAATAATCCAATGAAGAATAAAGAAACATCTACAAAAAATGCAGAATTAAGGAAAAAGAAATGAAAGTTAAAAAAATAACAAAACAAGAATGGGCAGGAAACAGATTTTCACATTTAACTGCGATAGCACCAAATGCTTCTTCTTCCATTCTCATGGGCAATACTTCTCCTAGCATTGAACCTTATCGTGCCAATGCGTATCGTCAAGACACTCTTTCTGGATCGCACTTAAATAAAAATCGTTATTTAGATGCAATCATCAAAGAACAATCTGTAAATAATAAAGAAGGATGGGTTGATGAAGTATGGTCTAGCATTATTGCCAATGATGGTAGTGTTCAACATCTAGATTGGATGGACGACTGGACGAAAGATGTTTTCAAAACATCTATGGAAATTGACCAGCGTTGGGTAGTTCAACATGCAGCAGATCGTCAAGAATACATCGATCAAGCGCAGTCACTAAATGTATTCTTCCGTCCAGACTCCAATATTAAATACATTCATGCTGTTCACTTCCAAGCATGGAAGCAAGGATTGAAAACAATGTATTATTGTCGCAGTGATAAGATTGCTAAAGCTGATAAAGTATCTAAGCGTATTGAACGTGAAGTTATTAAAGAGATTGACCTAACAGCTCTAGCTGAAGGTAATGAGTGTTTAGCTTGCGAGGGATAATATGGATGCACATAAATTAGGTAACAAAATTTTGGATTTGTGGAGACAGGAGTTTAGAGATGCGATGACTTCTGGAACTTGTGAGCCAGGATCAGTTGCTGATATAGGATTATATGTTGACACTCCTTATGGAGTATATAAATTAGATGATGTTTCCATCGATCCAGAATTTGGTATTATGTTAAATGTAAAAATTAAAGAATATAAGGCAGATTGTGAAAAAGAATAATACAAAAATGACAGATGAGAGAACGTACTTTAAGCCGTTCAATTATCCATGGGCATATGAAGCGTGGCTAAAACATGAACAAGCACACTGGCTTCATACAGAAGTTCCGATGATGGAAGACGTGAAAGATTGGAAGAAGAAATTAACTAAGGAAGAAAAACAATTCCTTACTAATATTTTCCGTTTTTTCACACAAGGCGACATTGACGTTGCTGGTGGTTATGTTAAGAACTATCTTCCATATTTTCCGCAACCAGAAATTCGCATGATGTTGTCTGGCTTCGCTGCACGTGAAGCGTTACATATTGCTGCATATAGTCATTTGATTGAAACGCTTGGATTACCTGAGTCCACTTACAATCAATTCCTTGAATATCAGGAAATGAAAGACAAACACGATTATGTTACCGAACTCAGTTCGAAAAACGGTACTCTTGAATCGACTGCAACACATATCGCTGTATTTTCTGCTTTTACAGAAGGTATGCAACTTTTTAGTTCTTTTATCATGTTGCTTAATTTTCCTCGCCATGGTCTCATGAAGGGAATGGGTCAGATTGTTACTTGGTCTATCGTTGATGAAACAATGCACGCTGAGTCAATGATTAAATTATTTAAAGAGTACATTAAAGAAAACCCAGAAATCTGGAATGATGAATTGAAAAGTAAAATTTATTCAATCGCTGAGAAGATGGTTGAACTTGAAGATAAGTTTATTGACTTATCATTCGCTGATGCTGATATGAGAAATTTGAAAGCTGAAGATGTTAAAGAATATATCCGTTATATTGCGGATCGTCGTTTAATTTCTTTGGGTATGAAAGGTATTTTTAAGCGTAAGAAAAATCCACTTCCATGGGTTGAAGAAATGATCAACGCACCAGTTCACGGTAACTTCTTTGAGAATCGTGTAACTGACTACGCTAAAGGTGCGTTGTCTGGTTCATGGGATGATGTATGGGGGAAACACCAGTAATGGCAACTAAACATTTTGAATGCACGGAGTGTGGTGCTTTTGGTAAAATCACACTAAAGGGAGATGATCATTCTTTGGAAGACATCGTTTATTGCCCAATCTGCTCAGCTGATATCTATGAAGAAGAGGACATCGAAGACGACGAATAAATAGTCTTCTATGTGGAAATATAAAGATAATATAGTTGAATCGTTACCTGATGAGTGCGTTGGGTTTGTATATGAAATTACGAACCTAACGAATAATCGTAAGTATATTGGTAAAAAACTAGCCAAGTTCTCAAAGACATCTACTAAAACAGTTGTCTTAAAGAATGGCACGAAGAAGAAAAAGAAAATCAAGTCAAAGATTGACTCAGATTGGATGGAATATTATGGTTCTAGCATTGAATTGAACAAAGACGTTGAACAACTCGGGGTGGATATGTTCACCAGAGAGATTTTGTTTTTCTGTAAATCCAAGGCAGAGTGCTCATATATTGAAGCACGAGAACAATTTTCGAGAAAGGTATTAGAATCTGACGACTACTATAATGGTCAAATCTCTGTAAGAGTCCACGGTTCTCATATTAAAAACAAGCTATGACAAAACTATTATTCATAACAGCATTGGCATTATCTGCCTGTGCTGCTTATTATTCAGTAATGGGACTGTTAGCGATTTTCGCTGCAGCAGTAGTTCCTATTTTCATTATGGGTTCGTTACTAGAAGCGTCTAAATTGGTAGTCGCTTCATGGTTATATCGTTCGTGGAAAGAAATTCCGAAGTTGATGAAAGTTTACTTCACATCAGCTTTGGTTATATTGATGTTACTAACATCAATGGGTATCTTCGGATATCTTTCAAAGGCACACTTAGACCAAGCAATTCCATCAGGAGATGTGGCAGCTAAGTTGTCATTAGTGGATGAGAAAATTAAAACAGAAAAGGAAAACTTAAATGCAGCTCGTAAAGAACTTAATCAACTGGATTCGCAAGTCGACTCAACCCTCTCAAGAACAACCGATTCAGCAGGAGCCGATCGAGCAATCGCCATCCGTAGAAACCAACAAAAAGACAGAACAAGAATCCTCAAAGAAATCGGCGACTCGCAAACCAAGATCGCCAAACTCAACGAAGAACGTGCGCCGATCGCCAGCGAAGTCCGTAAAGTCGAAGCAGAAGTAGGACCAATTAAGTACATTGCTGCATTAATTTATGGTGATAACCCAGATGCTGACATTTTAGAAAAATCTGTTAGATGGGTTATCATTATGATTGTTATTGTATTTGACCCACTGGCTGTTCTTATGTTAGTCGCAGCAAACTGGAACATGAGGAGAGAAACTGATGGTTTATTTAATGTCGTCCCTCAACCATATATTTCTGAGGAACAAAAACCTGAACCAGCACCTCTACCAGAAGAATCTAAAAGTATCATAAAAGATTTCTTTAAACCTAAAATAGAAACCCATCACCACGCAAATACTAAACATTTGATTGAATTGGGTGATGATGTAGAAGTTAATGATAACATTAAAATTGATCTTTTACAAGAAAAACCAGCGAGACAACCACTCAGATGATAGCTGTATTCGATAACATATTTACTGACGCAGAGATCGATAAATTTGAGAAAGGTTTTCTATCGTTACCATGGTATCTCTCAACAGCTGATAACCACGCAAGCGTGACATCAGATGTTTATAAAAAATATAGCGACACAAACACAATAGAGGGTGTTCAATTAACGAACTTCCTATTCACAAATAAACCAAATTCTATAGATTATCCACTTGGGGCTACTATTCTTGAACAATTTTGTTTAAGAACTCAAACTCCAATTAAGGAATTGATCAGAATAAAGGCTAATCTCCAACTCCCCCAAACAAGAGAAGAAACTCAATATAATACACCACATGTGGATAATTATTCTCCGCATATTGTAGCTTTGTATTATGTTAATGATTCAGATGCATGCACATTGTTCTTCGATGAGTCCTTTTACGTCACAAATAAAGTTGAATCTAAACGTGGTAGAATGGTCTTATTTTCTGGGGATCACTACCATGCTGGACAACCTCCAACTAAAAAACCAAGAATTGTTGTAAACTACAACTTCCGTTAGCCTAAATAGTTGTATAATCCTATAATTATAACAACAAGTGGGTATACAATGGAATTTTTTAAGCTAGTAGCCGAACTCGGCTTCCCGATCGCTGCAGCAATTGCAGGCGGATATTTCGTATTTTTGACGCTAAAGTTCATCCTGGCAGGTGTAACTGGAGCAGTTAATGGTATGAAAGGTATAATTATCGCTCTCGATAAACGAGTTGCGGCAATGAACCATGATGTTATCCGTATTGACACCAAAGTATCTCATGCTTTGGGAATCCCACCAGACCTAGATCGTATTGCCAGAGCAGAGCAATCTGATGCGAGGAGAGACTAATGGATATCGTAGAATTAGTTAACAAGTTTGGATTTCCAATTGTCGCAGCATTTGGTCTTGGGTATTTTATTTACTATGTTTGGCAGTGGGTTACTACTGAAATTAAACCAGTAACAAGTGAAGCAAATAAAGTTCTGATTGATTTAATAGATCGAATTAGGATGTTGGATAACGACCTTATCCGTTTGAATCAGAAAGTGAATGTCATATTATCGTTACGAGAAAAACACGAAGAAAAGAACGATGGCATTTCAAAAAAGAAATTTAGCACTAGCGATTTTACTAATAACAAGTAACACATTCGCAGCTGAACTTACTCATCAATTTAATTCTCCATCATTCAGTGGTGTTGGATATTCATCACATATTCTAACAATCGAACAACTGGAAGCAACAAGAAAGAAAGCTATCAAGGATGCTGAAAAAGCAGCCAACGATCAAGCTGCTCGTGATGCTAAAAATACAAATCTATCAAAATTTTTAGTTAACGTAGAATCTCGCATCTACGCTCAACTATCGAAACAACTGGCAGACGCTATGTTTGCTGAAGGTGCGTCTGATAATGGTGCAATGGATTTTCAAGGAACTAATATTTCTTGGGTGAAAACTGGTACTGAAGTGACTCTTACTATAATCGAGTCGAACGGTAATCGTACTGATATTACTGTTCCAATCGCGAGTTTTGCATTCTAAGGAAAATAAATGTTTAAGAAGAAAATAGTTGCAAGCGTTATTGCGTCAATTTTATCTAGTGCTGCTTTAGCTCAGAACGTAATATTAGTTAATGAGTATGTTAAAGCAGGTGTCAACCAAACAACTGGAACATTGGGTTCTGGTGGCAATACTTCTCCTGGATTACTTTACGACTCAACAGGAACAGGTACTTTTAATACATCATACGATTATCTAACTCCTGGCTCTCCGTTCGAGGGATGGGCTGTTCGTATCGTTAATGGTGGAGTTGGAACAAACTATCATAATAATAATGCATATGTGACTCAGGTCGCAGGTGGTGCTTGGGTTGGAACACCAACTTCGAGTTCAGCAGTTTGGGCAGTTAATCATAGCGATTTTAACCTACAGCATACATATAGTTTGGGTGCTGGTAAACAATATCTAGACATCGCTACTCAAATCCAAGCAAATATCGCTATGGATGGTTTATACTTCGCTAGATTTATTGACCCAGATGCTAGAGCAGCAGCTGGTGATAGTTCTTCAACTGATAACGTGCGTGGTTATGGTGTTATTCCTAGAGCTAACGTAGTATTCTCTGAAGCGTTGGCGTCACGATATGCTTTAGGATTATACACAACACAAGCTACTGGGACTAACACAAGTATTAGTCCTATGTGGTCAAATAACCCACAAGATTACTATGATAACACTAGTGGACACGATGTTGTTCGTGGAGATTATACCATCGGTGTCGCATTTTATTCTAGTGGATTAGCTGTTGGTGATATTGTAACATATCGTTATGCTTATATTTTCGGACCATCAGCATTCGCTTCTGCTTCTACTGCTATCGCTGGTGGAGCAGGTGGTGGTACTGCAGGAACAAGTAGTTTCGGTACATTGACTGATGTTGGATCTGCCACTACTGCTGCGTCAACTCCTTCAGCTCCAACTGTGACTGGCACTTCAGTAACTAATGAAGTTATTGTGACTGATGCTGTTAACACTTCTTTACCAGTATTAACATCATCATTGGCTCATCATGTTGCGAGCAAAACAGCTGGCGTTCAAACAATCGCAAGAGAAACTACAACAACTGTAACAAATCCTTGGGTTAGAACTACTAATACTACTCCAATTACAACTACATCATACAGCGATTCAACAACTACAACATCTCGTGGAACTACAACAACTACAACTGAATTGTATAACGTAGTTGACACTAGCGTGGCCAATGACAGTTTCTCTGGTCGTGCTGATCAACTTGAACAATTCGCAAATATCAAATCTGGTGTAATTAGAAGATTAAATCGTTTAAATGCAAATAACGGAGTTTCTGATGAAAAGGGAAGAATTGCGATTAATGGTACTGGTCTTACTTATTCTGGTAATTCTGGATATTCTGCTACATCGTCTATTGTTGGTTTAGCATATGAAACTGATGTGTCAAAAAATTTAGTCGTTGGTATTCAATACAATAAAATTGGAAGTAAGATGAGTGGGGTTGATAATAGTGGAACTATAAAAGGTGATCACTTTGGCGTTTATACAAATTATACTATTGAAGATTTCATTGTAAGAGGCGATGTTGGTTTAGCAAGTTTTAATAACAAATATAATAGAACAATTGGACCATTCTCTAATTCTCTTGATCTTGATACTAAATCAACATGGGCTAACGTAAGAGCTTATACACCTAATGTTTATGGATTCCGTCCATTCGTTGGTGGTATGATTAATAAAACAACAAACCCAACTAAAACTGAAGCAGGTAGTGTGCAGTCAGCAATGACAATTGATTCTGTTAATACAACTAAAACTACTGGTGAGTATGGTGTTAGTTATGGAACTAAAGTTTTTGATGGAGATTTAAATTTAGAAGTAGGTGAAACTACTGACAAAATTAAAGAAGCAAATTTAACATTATCTAAAACTGATGGTAATACTACTTATGCAGTATTACTTGGTAAGAATTGGATAAATGATACAACAAGCAACATTATTGGATTAAACTTAAGAATTAAATTCTAATGCGTTATTTAATTACATTATTAGTAGTATTTTTAACTGGTTGTGCCAATGTCCATATGATGTTGGCACAAGAAGAACCAGTTAAATTAAAACCAAGACAAGCTCTAATAGAAAAGATACCAGAGTTGGATGGTGCACCGATAACAGTTGCTGTTTATACTTTCGCTGATAAAACAGGACAGAAAAAACCAAATGATAAGTTAGCGTTATTTTCAAGTGCAGTAACTCAAGGTGGTGAAGTGTTTTTAATTAAAAGTTTACAAGATTCTAAAAACTGGTTCAAAGTAGTTGAACGAGTTGGTTTAGATAACTTAGTTAAAGAACGACAGTTGATTAGAAATCAACGAGAAGTTTATGAAGGAAAAGATGCTAAAGCATTAAAACCTATGACTGTTGCTGGTGTAGTTATTGAAGGTGGTATTATTGGATATGATAGCAACATTCGCTCAG